GATTTGATACCAGTTCCTGAGAAAGCGGAGGCGGTCTATGAGCCACCGCCAGACAGAATCTTCAGCTTCAAGAATATCTTAGCAAAGACGCAGGCGGGTAGAGGATGTGAGCAGCTACGTAGCATCGTGCTGCACCAGAAAGAAACGGTAGAGCCTATGTGGAGGGCAGGGCTTTCAATCGTTAAATACTGTGAGAATGCCGAAAGTCACGCGCATAACATCTCGCACTTGCACGACGAATACACTCCAGAACTGACAAAAGAAAAGTTTGAGCTAATCAAGGGGCCGTATCGCTGCGCTACCTTTGATGAACTAAACCCTGATGTCTGCATACACTGTCCGAACTGGGGCAAGATCAAATCACCTATATCTCTGGGCGCTAGGTTTGCACCTGCAACGGCTGCAACACCTGATCCAGATACTCTTTTCTCCGATACAACAGTCGGCGAAGAAACTACTTTATCAGAACACGTTATACCAAATTATCCGCGCCCATATTTTCGGGGCGCAAGTGGCGGCATATATGTCCGTAGCGTCGGGCCGGACGGGGACGTGGACGAACGTGTCATCTACCACAACGATCTGTATGTGACTAAACGCTTAGTTGATGTGGAAGCGGGAGAGTCGGTTGTTTGCCGATTACACCTACCGAAAGACGGTGTGCGAGAGTTTACAATGCCACTAACGGCGGTTACGTCCCGCGAAGAGTTTAGAAAAACAATGTCCATGCAGGGCGTTGCAGTAACAAGACCGGACGATCTAATACAGTATATGACTACTTGGGTAAACGAATTACAAGCCTCTACTACAGCAGATACGGCCCACCGACAGTTCGGTTGGATAGACGACAAGTGTTCGGCTTTTGTAGTTGGCGACAAAGAAATACACCCTAACAAGATTCGGTATAACCCACCATCTACTCCAACTGCAGCGCTGCTTTCTAAGTTTGAGCCAAAGGGCACCTTGGATGGATGGAAAGCTATGGCGAACTTCTATACGACTAGGCCGGAACTTGTGATGCACCAGTACGTTGTATGCACCGCGTTTGGGTCACCACTCATGCACTTCTTCCCACAAAACGCCTGTGCACTCCACTTGCACAGTTCGATCAGCGGATGCGGTAAGACCGCAGCTATCCGCGTAGCAGCGTCAGTGTGGGGATACGAGAAAGCTCTCATGCTAGAAGAGCGAGACACAGACTCTATGAAGTTTAACCGTGCAGAGGTGCTGCACAACCTACCATTCTACGTCGATGAATTGACAAACGAGCACAGTAAAAGACTCAGCGATTTAGCGTATCAGCTATCGTCAGGGCAGCAGCGTGGGCGTATGGCAGGTGGTGCGAACCTAGAGCGCACTAGAGGAGAGCCTTGGAAGTTCCTAGCCGTTACAACGGGCAACGCTAGCGTCATAGAGCGCATTGCTCTGGAGAAACAAGCGCCGAAAGCAGAAGCACAACGGATGATGGAATGGCCTGCACAGAAGGTATTTAGCACCACAGAAGAGAAACGCGACACCGACTTGTTTGATGAAGCAGTAGCGGCTAACTACGGACATGCTGGGACTATCTATATTCAGCACATCATGCAGAACCTCGACTATGTAAAAGTTAAGCTCAAAGAAGTACAGCAACGTGTGGATACAGTAGCAGGGCTAACATCTGAGAACAGGTTTTGGTCTGCTGGAGTTGCTTGCACGCTCACGGGGGCTATCTTCGCTAAGAAGTTAGGACTCATAGATTACGACACGAAGGAGTTATTCAAATGGTCTATCAAATTATTGAAGCACAACATGGACTCGGTTAGCGGTATGGGCGTGTCAGTACGGCAAACACTGAACGAATACTTGAATGAAAACTTCAACAACATACTGATGATTAAAAGCACCGACGATCTACGAAAGCAGTCGAACGGGTTGGACTCATTAGTCATACCAGACGCGCTGCCAAAGGGTAAGTTGGTCGCACGATACGAAACAGATATACAGCAGGTGTATCTAGCACCGAAACCGCTGAAAGTCTGGTGCGCTGCACAGCAGGTGAACTACAGCGCGTTTGTAAGTGATCTGACTAAGAAGATGGGTGCCAAACGGGGGAAGGTGCGTTTAACGAAAGGCACTCAGTTTAGGACAGACGCACAGCATGTATTAATAGTGAAAATGAAACTAGGAGGAGATGATGAGCAGGTTATTTCTGCAAGCGATACAGGCGCAGAAGAAAGCGAAGGAGTTAATGAAGAGTAAGGGCGGACGGAATGGTTCGTTACCACAAGACATCGAGAAAAAGAAACCGGAAAAACAGTTAATTGATCTGGCGCTTGCGGAAAAGGTATTGGATCTACAAGAGAAGGGTGTGCCTAGATCGGGGATAGCAGACATGTTGCAGGTGTCGCCATCTAAGATAAGCAACATCACACGGCGCTTTTACCGTAAAAGTGGTGAAGTGCGTAGGTTGGTGCGTAAACACGGTTCTTAATGTCTGTAGTAAAACTTGATGACTTAACTCCTGATGGAGTTCACATAGTAGTCGATTGGGAAGCTATGGTTATCGGTAGCTCTGTGTTTATACCATGTGTCAATACAGATAAAGCTACGCAACAAGTGAAGGCTATCTGCATCGAAAGAAAAGGGTGGGACATCGTAGCTAAGACGCGAGTAGAAAGTTCGCTTTTGGGTGTTCGTGTTTGGAGAATCTTGTGATACGATCCTGCCCGACAAGGCTGATGGTCTCCTCCAATAGAACTTGTCCCCTCTACTGCGTTCTCCCCTTCCACACGCAGTAGAGGGCTTCTATTAGAAAAATCCGTCTTCTTCTACGGTAGCTTGTATATTCTTGGGTAGTACCACACCGTTGTGCATCCCTGTTGCACTTGTTGCCCTGTGCCTAGCAAGAGATTTCTTCACTGTCTTTCTACTTATAAACAGGTCAGAGTCCCTGTCCACCGCCGCCGAAGCGTTAAACTCGTCTATTTCACGTTCTGCATCATCCATTCCTTCAAAGTCCCCGTACTGTTCAGCCACGTACAGTTTCTTCAACAGTTTTGCGCGTTTAGCTCTATCTCTGTCTGACATCCTCTTAGCAGCAGAAGTCTCGTCCATAGCTTTGGTGTACTCGTTTGGTGGGAACCCAAACACCTTGGCAACCAAATCACCGGCTGTTATGTCGTCGTACATAAAGTCACCACGCCGAGTGCGGATACCCCCTTCCATACCAAACCTGACAGCCTGCATTGCGTTTCTCACAGCTCCCGGTAGTATGTCTTCCATACCTCTTACTAAGTCACCGTCTGCCATCTTATCCCAACCTTTTCTAGCTCTGCGGTACACACTCCACGCAGGGCCACCTACAAGGTGAGCAAGCTCTTCTTCTGGTGAAGGGTTAGTGTTAAACCTGTCAGCTTCAAACAACAAGTCGGTTAACTTCACACGTTGAGCTACGTCGAATCCAGTAAGTTCAGAGAGCAGCCCTCTGTACACCATTTCATTGTCTATTGTGCGGCGTACGTAAAAGTCAGCTTCTTCGTCATCGTCCCCTAAAAAGAACATGTCAGCCAACATAGTTACCGCACCGTACAGCGGTAGTCCCTGCACTCCTGCAAAGAACAACGCGGACAAGTGAACTCCTGCAAGCTGTTTTGCTGCGTCAGATCGAAAAGCATCGGCTGCGGCACTGGCGGCGGCTGCTGCCATACCCTTTGACTCAAGGTCTCTAGCGTAAGAAGCTCGCGCTACATCAAGTGCTTCTTTTCCGGTTTTGAGCATGGTGTAGTACATCTGGATGCCGTAGTTCTTGTACATCAGAGCTACGCGACCAACATGCTTCCGCGCAAAGCGTGGGCCAGTTTCTAAGGTTGCACCACCGTTAATCTGCTGTGTTTCATATATTGCTTCTTCTGCGGCTTGTTGCTGTTGTTCAAGAGTGGGTTTCTTACCACCTGTTAACTTGTTCAGTGCAAGGTCGTACGCAGTAATTAGCGTTACTTGACGATTCATTACCTCTGCTTCGTGAAACATCAATGCAGATATGTTTGTCACCGTATCAGGAAAACTTTGTTTTCGACCTGATTGGTCTACGTTGAGTGTTTCCGCTAGGAACGATGAATTGAGCTGCCCACGACGAGCTGCTAGTTCTATCAAAGGCTTGAGATTATCTAACCTAGTTACCGTGTCCTTGGGTAGGTTTAAGTCTTTACGTACTGAGAAAACCAGCGAGCCGTCACTGTCTCTAGTGAACGTGTAGTAGTTGTCGATTGATTTCAAAGCCTTGTCTTGCATGGCTTCAAGAGCTTGTCCTACACCACCTTCACGGAATGCTTCTCTCACAGATGCAGGTGTCGTGTTGTCTCCGAACAAAGTTTCTGCTGTCTTGTTAGAGGGAGACCCCATAAACAACTTTGTTGCAGCACCAAGAGCCTTACGAGTATTCCCATAGCCATGTTTACCAGCGAGCATTGGGTAAGCAAACAGTGGTATCTGTGACAAGTTGACCAGTGCAGACGAGGGGTTCCAACCGATAGTCCACATAAATGCAAGTCGGTTTGCGTTTTTAGCAACGGTGTCTCTGGGTGGATTAACCGCAAAATTAGCACGGTTCACCACTTCTGCAATCACTGCACTGTCCCTACGGTCTTTAGGCACAGTCTCTAAAAACTCGTCCTTCAAGCGCATTATGCGGTTAGTATTTTTTATACGCTCCGTCTGTCGCGCCAAGTCGTACGCTTTTGTTCTGGCTGCTTCTACCGCATCAACATCAAAACCAAAGGTCTTTTTACGTTTAATTAACCCTTTTGCGAAAGAGGATTCTGGTAATGACTCAAGGAACAAGCGCATTACCTGTTCTTTTACGTCTGGCGCTGCATCATTAGCGTTGAGTACGCTAAGCACTTGCGATATAAAAGATCCAGATGGGGGATCAGTGTAGACATTAGACTCATCAGGGTTAAATACTTCTACATCAAATCCTTGTGCAGCATAGTCTTCTGCCGCTTTGAGTCTGTCCCCCTGCGTCTTAAAAGCAAATACAGCAGACTCAGACAGGGCTTTTGGATTCTTTACCGCTAGCCAATGTGTACCTTCACGAGTTAATGGGAAGTATGGTTCCACACCCGTGCGTTCTAGTAACTTACTGAGCAGTTCGTTCTTGAGCGTCGTTTTTTGCTCGTCGTTAATGTCGGCATTGTCGATTCTACCCTTGAGCGCGTTTAACAGTTCGTTGTACTGATCCTTATAGAACTGTCGCAAACTATCGTAGGCTTGCCTACCGTCTTTGCCGAGCGTAGCGCCCATGTAGATAGCGTGTAGTTCTTTGTGTCGAGCTACTTTTAGCTGGTCAGTGCCTTCTACAGTCTGCTTACCGTATTTCTTTTTAGCCTGTGCAGGGGTAAGAGCGGGGTCTACTTCGTCTAGTGTGCTGTCGTAGATTAGATTATTCCAAGCCTTCATCGTATTTTCAGATGCGTTGTTTGCCCACCTGAATATAGGAGTCAACCTCCTACGAGTATTTTGTTCTGATACGGTCAGATCACCACGTTGGTTTTCTATGGCTGTAAAAACTTTCTTAGCGCCATCTATACCTCGATCCACGGCAATATCTAACACAGACTGATTAGGTAAAAACCCTAAAACTACTTTTTTACCTTGTTTTCCCTGTGTGGAATCTTTATCTAATACAGCAGAAATATCCCGCGCTAACTTAGCTCCAAACGCCTTACGACCTTCTTTGCTTTTTAAGTCACGTCGGGAATCTTTTATGCGATCTCCTATTTCTGTAACAGCCTCTCTGTCACTCATAGACCGCAAAGTAGGCCCGTAACGGTGTCTAGCAGCAGGGGCTAAGATTTCCTCTACCATACGGCTTGCTTCACGCTGGGCAGTCTTGGGGCCAAATTTACTAAGGCCAAGAAAGTCCGTAATTGTTTTAAGAAACCGCTGCCATGCGCTAAGTTTTTCGCCTTTAGGGTTTATACCTGCCAGTTCAAGTTGAAACTTAGGATTAGAAAACGCTTCAGCTACAAACTCTGCAACATTTTCAGAACCGTAGTAGGAAGAAAGAGAACCTTTTGTGTCTTCGTACAGTTTAGTCAGTTGTTTGGTTACTGGGTGTGCGCTATTTCGTAACGTGTTAATAGTAGCGGCGTGCGTCATTTCATGTAACAGCACATGATTATCTAAATAGTCTTCGCTAAGAAATATCGTGTTATCTCTGGTGACGAATACAGCATCAATGGTGCTCCCACCGCGAGTACCTAATCTTTCTTGCGGTACAATTTGTACTCGGGTGTCGCCGGTAAAGTCTGCAAGTTTTTTAGCTGCACGCTTAATAAACTTATCATTTGAAGATTCTGCTAGCCCTAATAACGCACGTCGTAGCTCATTATTACGTAGCGCTTTCTGTACCTGTTTCGGCATCGCCGAATCTAATTCAATTTCCGTACGTGTGGGGGCGTAAAGTATTTCGACGCCATCTTCTTTTGCTTGTCTTGCGGCCTTTCTTTCATCAGCTAGTTCTTTTATTCTGTCAGCAGCCTCGCGTTGTGCAGACCTGACTTTTCTAAGGTCGGCTGTCTTTATGCGTTCTTGTGTTTCAGCCCTAGACCTTTCGCCTTCGGCAACTCGCTGTGCCCTTTCTGTCTGTCTTTGAGTAGTAAGTCTTTCTTGAAATGCAATAGCATCACGCTCATCTGCACGTCTTTCTGCTATGTCCGCTGCCGTAGCTCTTCTTACAGGCTCTCTAGGTGGAGCTTCACGAACTTCTGTTAGTTTCTTAATAGCAGCCGCTTGGGTAGAGCCTAGCAGTAGAGGAGCTTCTACATCGGCAGGGAAGTCAGGATCAGGGCGATCAAGAGATATGAAGCTAAAATCTGTTTCTCCGGTTTCAGGGTCTACAGACTCTTCTCTCCTAACACGTTCTACGCTACCGTCAGGGAATCTAATCTCTGCATCACCTGTGGTCGAGTCGATTTCAGACATACTAGCTTTTGTACGTTTACGACCTACCTTAGCTTTGACCTTACGAGCTAGTGCACCACGCTGTTTTCCTTTTCCAACATCAACTGCATCAGCGTCTCTTCCAACATCTCCCACTGTTCGTCCGTCAAGTGCAGCAGTCTCGGTGGTATCTTCACCCCGCTCTGTAGAATCCACGCTTGCTGGATCAACTGCATCGCCTGTTCCAACTCCTGTTGCAACAGCTCCTCTTTTTCGCGGTGCCAAAACTCTATCGGGTATACGACGTTGCTCACTAGGTACTCCTTCTAATAACTGGGTAACACCACGCCGAACCTTCTGAGACTTTAGGCGATTAGCTTCATTAGTCAGCGCGTCACGTACAGCAGGATCTGTTAAGTCCTTACCAAGAACTTCATTACGTATTCTCGTGTTATTTGTAGCAAACCCCGCAGCGGTGAGGTCTTCTTCTGTTACCACACGAGGCGCAGGTGCGGCATCAACGTCACGAGTTTCAGTAGCGTCGAGTGCAGCTTCTGTTTCCACAGCAAGTTCTGTAGGAAACATTTCACCCTGCGCTTCACGAGTTATTGCTTCACGTTCTCGTGCAAGTCGCACCTCTGCGGCAGGCGTATCGTCCGTAATTTTTTGTTCTTTATCACGCTGGTTAATACGGTCTAAGACTTCTTGTCGAGTAAGTGCCTGTCCCTCTGGGGTAACGGCAAGTGTTTCACCGGCAACGGTATCTGTATCGCGTCTACGTCTTTCAAGCTGCCTTTCAAGATCTCTTTCTGCTTTTCGTCCCCTTCTAGGTACAAACACGTCTCGTCTTTCAACATCACCCAGTGCGCGTTTTTCTTTTTCTGGTGCAGGTAATCTTTGCAGTTGTGGGCCGACAGTAGTTTCTGGTTCTAACTCCGGTAGCACCATTTGGTCAGGGCTTACTTCAGCAGTGCGTTCTTCTGTTGGCTCAATCACACGCTCAAGCGCATCAAACTCGGCAGGCGACAGAGCTACTATCCTGTCTTGTACAGTCTTTTGTTGCTTTTCAGTTAGCTGGTCAAATGGCTTTTTGAACCCCTTGAACACTTGTGCGCGTATTGCTTCGCCGTCAATAGCTTCGGCTTCTTCGGCATCAAGTGCTAAGTCAAGCTGTGTAGGCTCTTCTGGCCTAAACTCAAGCAGCCCTGCAACGTCGTCAGGTTTTTCTGCTTCTTCTTTTGCGGCATCGCCAACAGTTTTACCTGCTCGTCGTGGAGCAAAGAGATCAACAAACCCTTGAAGTATGGCACCTGCGGCACCGCCAACTGCGGCTTCTTCTGCCGTGTCAGCACCAAGAATCTCTCTAGCAGCGTTGTATTCTTGCTCGTTGAGGTTTTGCAGTATGTTGGATGCAGCTTCCTGCGTAAGTTCTGCACCGCCTGTTATACCCGCGCTAGTAAGACGCTCGCCTATAGTTTCAACTTTTTCGGGCGGTATCTTTTCTAGGAGTTTAGTAAGCGTGGGTAGGTCAGCAAGTTTAACTACTCTTGCAAGAGGTATTGCTTCAAGTACGCCTGCTAGTAGAACAAGGGGGGCATCTACTGCTTTTTCTCGTTCTTCTACTGTAGCATCAGCAGCGCGTGCTCGTTCACTCGCTTCACCTCTAGCTGCCGCGTACCCTAAGCCTCCTAAGCCTGTAGCGACGGCAGCGCCGGGAGCACCAAGAGCAGCAGCACCTAAACCAGCCCCAGCAAAACCAAAAAGAGATCCAAGACCAGAGGCTACTTTATATGTAGGCGAATCAGGATCACCACCTTCAGGGCGCAAAAAGTCTGCTATGCCCTTAATACGCTCTCTAGCAGCAGTTTCTTCCTCTTCTTCTAGTAGGCTAGCAACACCTAAACTAGCGGTTTCGCCAATACCAACAAGCCCTGCACCGAACCCAGAGGTGATGTCTTCAACCACGCCGGTTTCTCTACGCGGCATAGCTGCGCGTAATTGAGCAAACCGTTGTTCACGTCGAAGTTGTTTCTTTAACTCTGTAGCAAGAATAGTAGCAGATTGAACATCGCCAGCAGCATGTGCATTTTTTAGCGCGGTAGCTAGGTCTTCTGTGCGATCAGAATAGGCTTCAGCCATAACTTATTTACCCGCTATGGTGCGTACGTCTGTAACAGTTTATCTATCTCTGCTGCGCCGTACCCTATGTTTGCAGACTGTGGTATAGCCACCCCTAATTCAGCTAGACGTTTTTCGTAAGCCTCTTCTACAGCGTGCATACGAGATAATTCATTAAGATGCGCTATTGCAACCTCTGTTTGCGTAAGTGATTGTTTTGCTCTTTCAAAATCTCCTTGGCTCATAGCTCTGGAGAAACCACTATTGCTTTGCAACTCTTGAGCAACTTCAAACTTTTTAGTCGTTAGTTCTTGGTAAAGTTCTAGTAACTTATCGCGTTCATCAGCGTCGTTCTTTAGTTGCTCTAATGCAAACTCGGCTTTAGTAGCTGCTTCTTCTAGTTTAGCGGATCTATTACCAACCTGTGCTTCAAACTCTTGTTCTGCTAGTTGTAACCCAATATCTATGTCTTTTTGAGCTGCGTTCTGTAAATCACGGGCTACTGCTTGACGTTCTTGGCTGTTAATTTTCAACGCATCCATACCGCTTTCAATACCTTTGGCGGTTATATCAAAATCAAGCTGTATTTTTTCGTTTTCAATACCAAACTGATCGGTTAACGCTTTACGTTCCGCAGCTTCCTGCTGCACACGTTGGTTAAATGCACCTGCGCCGAATCCAGCTAACGCAGTGCTGCCACGACCAGCGGCACCCAGAAGACCTGCCGTAAGTCGCTGTCTACGTAACTTGTCAGGATCCATCTGTCTTTCTTGCAAATCTTGCAAGCGACGTAGTTGTTCGTCTTTAACCCCTAACTTTCCTTCTTTATCAAGAAGTCCCATAACACGCTCTTGTTCTGCGTCTCGTGCGGCTTCTTTACTCATGTCATCATCACTAGCACCAGCTAGCCCAAGAACGCCAGCACGTTTTTTAGCAGCGTCTTGCGCCATCGTGCCAAACTCAGGCTTAACTGGCTTGAGATCGCCTATACCAGCAAAGAAATCCACTGGTTCTGGTGGAGTTTTTGTTTTTACGTCAGGCTTTGGTTCTGACTCTGGTTTTGGCGCAAGAACACCGGCACCACCCATGTCTTCTTGTTTTTCTGGCAGGAACTGTCCCAACCCTGCTCTAGCTGCAACAGGTTTAGCACCGCTAAAATCCATACCTCTGTATGGGCCTACTTGTTGTAGCCGAGGATCAGAAAGTTGTTTGCCGGGGTCTACTGGTCGGCTAGGATCACCTCTATAAGGTACCATTTCTTTAGAAGTAGAAGGTATTTGCGACCTATCTTTAGGCACTGTAGTGCCTTTGGGAGTTACTTCAAAGTCTGGGCCATCGTCTTTTTTACGTAATGCTTTTTTAGCTACTTCTCGCAATTTAGGTAACACTTTACCTAACGCCATAACACCACGCGCACCTGCGGAAACTAACCCTAGTCCCGGCACAAACATCAAACCTAGACTAGCAATTTCTGCGGGGTTTTCAGCTACATAGCTAAGAAAATCTTGTCCAAGAGATGCTGCGGCATCCTCTTCCGAAAGCACAACATTCTGCCCTTCTACTGGCCCTTTGCTACCTTCTTGAAACGCAACAATGCCACCGCCAGCCATCATAGCGGGCTTTCGTGGGCCACCCATAGCAGGTAGTCCTTGTTTGGCAGTGCGCTGTACGTTCTGCTGCGCTTTTTTGTTGATTTGCCCAAGCGTGCCAGCAGTGCGTTGTGCAACGTCACCTAGCTTTCGGCCTTGCTCTTGTTTAATCATGCCAAGCACTTCTTGCTCACGCTGCTGTGCAATCGTGGCGGGGTTCTGCTGCATCTGCATTTGCATGTTACGAGCAGCAGCTTCTTTCTCGCTTTTAAGTTGTTGTAAAGCAAGGAGATCTACTAGCTCTTGGCTTTGCTGATAGCGTTGTTGTAATGCTTGTGGGTTGTTTTGGTAGGCATCTTTCTTACGAGATACCATTTCACCTAAACCTTGTGAATTAAGCATTAGGTAGTACCTCCATCCGTGGGTGGGGTTGAACTATTACCGCCACCAGTAAACAGATCAATAAACTCGCTAATACCGCCTGCACTACCCAAAATAGTAGATAGTGAACTAGGTTGTGAGTACGAGTAAGTTTGTGCTGCAATCGGCAGTCCTTGCAGTAATGACTGTTGAAACTGAAGTCCTTTGTAAGGAAAATCACGCTCTTCACGAAACTGCCCGTAATCAGCAGCTATACCCTCTTGTTCTATTGCTCGTTGTTCAGCGCCGCCTGCGCGTTGAGCACCTAATGCTTCTAGTCCAAAACGCCTATCAGCGGCTAGTTGATCTCTAGCTTGGTTATACGCCTGTGCATACCCTGTAGCACGAATGTTGGCTAAATTTTGCGCTAAATTACGCGCTCCTTCAGACTCCATAATTGCTTGTCGAGAACCACCAAAAGCCCCAGCCTGAGTAAGCCTAGTAGCATCTGCTAATCTTTGGCGTTCTGCATCACGAGTCGCCGCCTGCATTTGTGGTTGAAGTGACGCCTCTAAGTAAGGGTTCATATATTGTTGAGCAGCAGCTGCATCGAATGTAGCAGGCGTTGTAGGCACGGCTAAATTAGCTAATCCTGTAAAGGCTTGTTGTTGTACTCCTGACGGGCCAGCGGTCAATGGCCCCATATAGGCTTGATAAGGCTGGTTAGCAAGCGCCTCACCTTTGCCGAGCATTCCAGTAACATAATCACCAGCAAACTCCGCTAATGCACCTGATCTACCCACTTCTTGTCCCACATTGGGATCATTAGGAACAGTTACACCACCACCAGTTTGATACTTATACATACTCATTGCCTTTATGCGGGTAACATTTTTTGAGGTTTAATTTGTTTACCCTGTTTCGGGTTGCCTGTACGTTCTTTGCGTATTCTAGTCATCATCTGATGTAGCTGTTTTGCACCAGCATCGGAGTTACCGTTACCTAAGTGACTTACTACATCCGCAGGTATAACAAACTCTCCGTCACTTAAACGTGCTTCTTGACCGCCTTCTATCCTTGCTGGAATCTTATCAGCCATACCATCAGTAGCACCACCCAAATAGCGTCCTTTGCTCATGTGCATGATGCCGCCAGCGGCTGCTTTTTGAGGAGGCATGTTAAGTGCTGCCAACCCCTGTGCTTGTGTTTTAGCTTGTTGTCGTGCCTGTTCTACAGACATAGGCTGACGCTCTGGACGATCTGCGTACATAACATCGCTAAAATACCGTCTACCACCTGATCCGGGCCTACGGTCAGAATCTTGTTGCATGGGTACACGTTCGCGTACGGCTTCATATTTTGGAATGCTGCCCTGATACCCAACTACAGGTGTTTTAGAGTCCATAAGCCCAAACTCTTTTAGAGCTAAGGAACCACCTACACCCCCCACAAATCTACCAAGATCACTACTAAAAAAATCACCAACGCTACTGAGAAAGCCTCCGCTATCTTCTTCGGATTCTGCTTCTACCGCAGATGAAACTAAATCATTCCACCAACTCATTTACTTTCTCCAATAATCCGTAACAACTCTTCATTTGTATCTATCACACCCCCACGTTTGCGTGGTATCGGGGGTAAAACAGGTAAAGAAGGTGTGTTTCTTGGCTGTGGTCTGTCGATTGTACCGTAAGGTGTGGGAAACATACCTGCACGTTGTTGTGGCCCCAATATACTACTAAAATCATACAAATAGTCGATCTGAGCCAGCGGAGACTGTTGCACCGTAACTTGTTGCCCTGTTAAATCTGCAGCTCCCATCAACTGATCGAACAAATCCCTACGTTTGGCTTGTTGAGCTTCTTGTGCAATTTGCTGTTGTGTTTGTTGTTGTGCTTGTTGTTGCTGTTGCGCTAGCTCTTGTTGCGTAGCATATATGCCTGTAGGGGCAAATTTACTCTCAAGATCAAAAAACACATTAGGATCTTGTTGCGCTTGTTGCAGAAGATCCAAGTCGGCCTGATCTATAACGCCATCACCTGTTACGTCATAGGCTAGTTGTTCTTGCGTAAACTCGTATGTTTCGGGGTCATTAAGTGCTTCTTGTTGCGCTATAAGATCTGCAACAAACTCTATATCTGCATCGGTTACTTCTGAAGCGGGCTTACCTACAAGTTCTCCTACAGCTTCTATTTCTTCGGTCAGTGCAGCTTCTGTGTCGCTAATAGCACGTAAGAGATCGGCTTCTGTTTCACCAATTAATGCACGTAACGATTCTTCAGATTCGCCAATACGCTCAAGCAGGGCTTTTTCTGTAATGCCAAGCTCTTCGGCAAGGTCAGAAATTGCGCTACCTAGTGCGGCATCTCTGTCAATACCGGCCTGTTCAGCCTCGTCAATCTTATTTAGAAGGTCACGTTTAGCAGTATCAATGTCCTCAGATACACCTTCTATATCTTCAGATATACCCTCTATATCTTCAGATATTTCTTCTATATCTTCAGAGAGTCTATCTTCTAAATCAGATAGTTCGTCCTTGAAGTCTTCTCGTATAGAAAGCTCAGAGTCTCCTATAGCCTTTAATAAGTCTTCTTTTGTTGTACCTAAATCACCAGCAAGCTCTTCTATCGCTTGCGCTAACGCCTCATCACGAGTCTTACCTTCTCTTTGTAGCTGATCTATACGATCAGTAAGTCGTTTTTCAGAACCTGCTATTTGATCTAGCAGAACGCCTGACTCGTTATCACCTATACCGTCACCATCGGTGTCAGTAGTCTCATCTGGGTTATCAGGAAACGCATCCGTATTGTCACCTACACCGTCACCATCCGTGTCTGCCGATTCGTCTGGATCATCAGGGAAAGCATCAGAATCGTCAGCCACACCATCACCGTCTGTATCGGCAGGAGGCTCAGGTTCTGGTTCTGGTTCTGGTTCTGGTTCTGGCTCAGGTTCTGGTTCTGGTTCTGGTTCTGGCTCAGGTTCTGGTTCTGAATCTGACGGCGGTTCGTATTCAGGCGGTTCGTACCCCGTATCTTCGTCTGGGGGAGTACCATCTTCACCTACACCAAAATCTTCGCGTGCAGTAGAGTCTGGGTTAAGCGTTTCAATGCGATCTAAAAGCCTGTCTATCTGTTCAGGCGTTGCATTTGGATCACCAAGTAACCCATCCAACTGAAGCATTAACATATTTTCAGAATAATCAGATACGTTATCTGAGGTGTATTTTTCTGATTTACCTATAAATTCTGTTAAATCTTCTTGTGTCGGGGCGTACCCAATGTCGGTAAAATAGTCTAGTGCTTCATTTCTAGTGGTGTACTGCGCGTCAAAGTCTGAACGAAGCTGCCCTAACACGGTATTTGCTTGACCCGATTCGGTTTGGCGCACGTATTCGGCAGCTTGTTCTTCAGTTAACGTCAAACCCTCACGAGCTGCGGCATCTATGACTTCTTGCGCGTCGATGTAGCTGCGATCTACTAGATCTGCAACGCTTGCTTCTAAGCGGTCTTCGGCACGATTGCCAGTAAACTGAAGTATGTCGGCTTCAGTAGGCTCATAGTCTGGATTTTCAGCTTGAAATGCGCTTTTAGCCTCATTGAACGTAGTATAATCGGCATCAAATGCCTCGTTCATTAAGCTAGTCTGTAAGGCACCGTACTCATCGCTAGTTATACCGAAATCGGCAAGTATTTTTCTGGCTTGCGCGTCATTCAATACGCCGTTTTTAGCGCCTTCTATAGCGGCTCGTACTGTAGGAGAAGTCTTTTGTACAATGTTGGCTAATATGTCTGATACTTCAGCACCTGTGCCAATACCACCGCCTACAGAACCACCTATGATTGCACCTAGTATGGCGTTTTGAGCTATGGACGCAGACATAGGACGGTCAGGATCTATTTCATATAGTGAACCTTCAATGACTGCTTGTACGCCACCCTCTTGCAGTCCCTCAAGCATAAACTCTCGGCCCGCACCTTCTCCGATTCTAGTGACCCTATTGATTAAACTCTCTAAGAACTCCGTGCCAGCATTTGTAGCCTTATCGCCAAACAACCCTCGTGCTAACTCATTACCTCCTAATGCTCCATCAGACACGACGGATAGCACAAAACCTGCCATACCTGCTTTACGTGCGACTTCGGTGGCAAACTCTTCGGCTTCTTTTATTTGTGCATCTGACAAAGGTATAGAGCTAACGCCTGTAAGTTTAGCTTTACGTGCATTTTGTTCTTCGAGTTGTTTTATTTTGGCAGCGTAACCTTCGCTGTAGCCGGAAGACGCTGCACCGCCTGTTTCTTCTGCGGCGTCACTTAACATGGTGGCAGTGACCGCTATGTCACTAGCATCTAGGTTTTCCCCAAACTTCTTAGCGGCATCATCGCCGAACCTCTTCGCTACCGCTGCACTTAACTTAGCCCCACCAAACGCTGCACCACCAATAACAAACGGTATTACTTCTGAAGCTGCCTCTTTAACAACAAAATCAAGAACAAACTCTGTGGGGTTTTCTGCGGCAGCGCCTATAATCGCTTTACCAACTAACATCCAACTATCAGAGGTACCAAGTCCTTCTTTCTTTGCTTGGTCTTGCGCGGCTTGTAGCCGTTGATTTATGTCCTCCAGCCCTTTTTGATAGTCTTCAGGCTTGCTCTCACCTGTCATATCGGTAATTGCTTTTAGCGTTTTACCTAACTCAGTGGACTCAGGATCTATACCTCCAAGCGAAGCAAGCCCTAGAAATGCGTTTGCTACGTCTGCCCCTGCTTCAATAGCGATAGCAGTGCCAATAATCCATTTGTCATCGCCAGTTTCCGCTGCGGTATCTACGGCACGTTTTGCAAGGTCATAGAGACCAAACGCTTGCTCTATGCCACTCTCGTATAATGAGTCTTCGTGGTACCGACCTGTAGTTTCGTCTACTGAACCTAGCGCACGTAAGTAGGCTTCACGTTCATCACCAGCACGCAAGTCATCAAGAGCAGCAGTGTCTAATGCACGCACGGCATCTAACACACGCCCAGACGTATCCATGCCAAGCTCTTCCATGACTCGAAGATGTGAGAGGCCGTCGTCTCGCAGTTCTTGGTAGGCTTCTATTGCCTCTGCCCTAAAATCATCCGAGCTAGTAGAGTCGCCTCCGCTATTACGATCTTCTTCATACATAGCCTCGGCTATCGCATCTATAGCATTCCCTACTAGATACGAGCGTTGGTCAGCGGATAGTCCTGATGTGTCTGTTGCGGTGGGTGGGGCTATACCTAACCCGATATTTGGATCAAAACGAGCGTTATCTATCTTTGCTTGTATTTCTTTAATAGACACACCGTTTTCAATGTCTATAGCAAGATCTGCGTAACTCCCGTATGCTAGCCGCCAATTTTCCGGTAGTTCTTCTGGAATTGTCGCGGCTTTTAACTCTGCAAGATCTACAGGGTCACTAAAATACGGGTTTAAGTTGTCCAGTGCAGCGTCTATAACATCTTGACTATAGTCCACATTGCCATTAGCCCCACCTGTTTTTAATACAACAGCAATTTCAGTAGCGTGGCCTTTTGCAGCATCTAATACTGTCCCGCTTTCTAAATCTAATAGGGTTCCATCAGCTTGAATCCGCCAGTTGGCACTGCCCTGTACCAACATTTCTTCAGATAAAATATCTGGATTAACTTTAGCGAGCTGTTCAGATAGACCTCCCTCTCCATATTTATAGTCATCCGCATACAGAGTATTTAATGACGCAGTGGCGTTACTAAGATCAGCGCCTTCGGTACCAAACAGAGACTGACCAGTGTCACGTAGCACCTCGCCCATCTTCTCGAAGAAGGTGTCTTTATTTATCCCTGCTATGCCCCCACCAGATAGGATGTAGGTGCCAAGCCCCACGGACAAAGCATCGTCAACGTCCATGCCTTGTGCTAAAGCTACTTGAGTTCTGACTAAGCCGTTTACTAACAAGCCTTGGTCTACACCTGCTCTATCAAGCAGTTCGGGGGTAAGTCCTACTTTACTAAGAGCAGAGGTAGTTAGATCTGGGCCAAAAGCCGCGAGTACGCCCGCAGCAAGATTACCGCTAATAGCACCAGAACCCACTTGTGCAGTTGCGTATAGAACTTTTGCTGTGGTGTAAGCAGCGTTTGCCGCTTGTGCCGCTTGTGCTGTAGCCGCAGTAGCATTAGCTCCGGCGTTTGCAGCGTTTGCCGCATCGGCGGCTTGTTTAGCGTTACTTAGTTTTTCAGCGGCAGTTGCACCAACAAAAGCTAATCCTGCATTTTTAAGTACGTCATCAAAATCACCACCAGATACAACAGTCTGCCCTGCGGCTACTGCTGCGGTAGCAACGGCTTTTGATATACCTAGCGCATTTGAAAGCATCCCCGGCAAGTAATACGCGGCAGCGATAGAGGCAACAATCTTAAACGCTTTTTGAAAATCCCTATCCCTAGACTCATACGTACGCATTTCGCCGTACGTAAATGGATCGTATAGATACGTAGATCCATCTTTTGTTTGGCGCATGGGGGCAACATCATACTTACCGTACAATGCTTGAATCATTGGGTCTTCTTCAAACGCAGTTTTTATTGCGTTTTGGTACCCCATCCCACGAGTTAACTGTAAATAAGGTATCTGCTCTTGGAGGATAGGTTCAAGAAACGAATGAAGTTCAGCAAGTTGTGCTTCTGAAGAACCCGTATGACTTTTTAAGTTGCCACCAAACCGGCCCAATTTTTGTGCTACAGGTGAAAAATCTACTCCGTAGTACCCACCAAGAATCGTAGCTATCTGTTCAGGAGACTCGGCAATAGATAGCACCGCGTAGGCGCTTTGAGCTTCGGTCTCATTTCGCTCTTTGTTTGGGTCAAATATGTCAGTAAGGTATTCAGGCGCATCTGAATTCTTCATGTAGTTTTCAGGTGACACAGACACTTGTAATGGCCCGTCTCTTCCTCTACCACCGCCCACATTAAATCTAGCGCCGCCGGTATTTCTGTACCCCACATCTTTTAGCGTGGGCGCAATAAGATCTTCGTAAGTATCGTCGTACCAGTCATCGACGTTATCTACATCGTCTATTTCGTAATAGTTAGCACCCTGCGTTAATACATCTTTGTATTTATTAATAAATGCTTGAACAAAGTTGGTAGCCATTACGACACCTCCAGCAGGCTAGCAACAACGTGTAACCTGTTAGCAGTGGCGGCAGTAACTTTTAATGTTTCAGATTCTTCTACCACTAGAGGCGCGGTAAGTAGTTCTACTGTGGTATTTGCTCCCACCGCTTTAACCTTGAATAAGCTAAACACTGCACTATCAGCATCAGTAATAGTTACAGTGATAGTATCTGCGTTACCAGAGTCCTCGGACACTAGAATAGACTTAACAATGCCTCTCTTTGCTGTTGGGCAGGTGTACAGCGTGGTTGCGTTAGTGGTAGTGAGATCTACCTTGGCATTTCTGTACAGATTAGACATTAGCTAAAAAACCATCCAGCAGCTTGTGCTTGAGGGGATGTGCTAGCATCCCGCACTGCTTTGTCAAGCTGAGAAAAATACAGCCGAAGTGCATTGTTAAACTGATTGAAGTCCCGCTGGTTGTACTGCTGTGGTGGATTCGGCAGGGCAGGGGCTACAAAGTCTATGTCATATCTGGTGGTATCTACAGGCACTATCGTCTCCCATCGGGGCGTATATCAAGTCGAGGTGCCCCTAACTGCCACTGCACACCCAAGTCTGCGGATTGTACCTTTATAGATAACTGTCTACCACGCACACGAGTATTTACTTGTGTAGTGTACTTTTCTACCGGCACCGTAGCAGAACGAGTTACCGTACCACTGCTAGACCCGCCTTCAGACAATGGATCGTTCCGCCCAGAACCAGACGACTGCAAAGGCAGTAGCTCAAACGTAGCCGCAGGACTTTCGGCAGTAGACCCCTCAAACGTAATATCAGGAAGCAAACGTCGTATAAACGAGAACCTATCACCATCTTCTATATCGAACTCACCAGAAGTAATGAATGCAGTAATAGCCGCCCTTGTGCCACTTTCGTTGTCGTCTACACCGTCTTCGTGCGTGACTAAATTGTTACTATAAGTAGCCGCAACGGGGAGTTGGCGTATACCAGTATCTAACCATGCAGATCTAGCCAAGCTGCCAAAGTACCAAATCTGTTGCACGTAATTATAAACAACGTATTTATCTACAGTTGAAGAACTGTTTGACGGGTAAAACCACCAGACCTCATCAAAACCCTCGTTAGTGCCTGCAAAAACTTGTTCTATCTGTTCTTGATTTATGTCATTGAAAACGTGTCTTTTTAACGCACAAGGTAGGTTTTTAACTCTGCCATCGTACGCATAGAAAGAATCTGCGCCCATCCAGTAAGTTATATCATCAGCATATACTGCGGCATTTTGTGAGGCTATAGATACGTTATCTCCAAGCAACTGAGACCCCCATACAGCAGGTGCACCCACATACTGTAGAGAATAGAGAGCTGAATCAGTCCAGACTAAAATTTCTTGACGAGACTGTAGAGCAGTTACTATTTCTGACCCTTTAGAAAGACGTAAATCCCCTGCTTGATTGTTAGCTGCGGGCGTCCAATTTACAGCACTTTCTTGATCTGACCACCGTACCAACATTGGATCTTGTACAGCAGACCCTAACGTATTAGCACCAAAGCAGAATACAAACCTACTTACGTCTGACACGAGAATGAAATTTTGTTTCGTTGGTGTATTAGAAGCGCCCGCTAAGGACGATAGCTCTACTGCGCGTGTAGTAAGCCCATTGCTAGCATCCCAATAGTAAATACTGGCACCACGAGGGCCAAATATAAGGTCTTCACCAAAATTAGACTGACTAAACAAACGCAAAGAGTCCGTAGAAGTAGCACCATTACCCCATGTACCTTCGTTCCACCCGCCAGCACCCCAACCTACTAAAGGTACAGCAAACTCTGGGCCTACATTTATTTGGTATTTTGCTGTTACAGACCCGCCACCAGTAGCAGAAGACGAAGCTGCGGAAGACGCTTCGATGGTGTAGGTGTTGCCGGTAGAATACGTTATCTGAAACTCGTCGTTTAGAGTCAGCCCGCCTACAGCAGATGCTCCGCTAAACGTAACAAAATCGCCGTTTATGTAGCCCCCATTGGCATCTGTAACAGTCACTGTGGTAGACCCAGAAACAGTCGTAAAAGGATTAGTAAGAGATACGCCAGACGGTGTGCGTTCAGGCGTTACATCAAAATAAGCACCGCCTTTTTCTATGTAGAATTTAAGATTGGTGCCCACACCAAGCAAATTCTGACCTTCTAGCGTAACCCAATTAAATAAAGAACGTGCAACACCAAGAAACGTATTACCAGATATTTGCTGCCACCCACCTATCTTTTCAGGAAACCCTGCACGAAAACGTACTTTATCGCAGTCGGCCCAGCCCTGTTCGTCTACATAACGAGTGACTTCTTTGTTTACTCCGGGCTTTAAGACTACTTTGCGTAACGTCATTCTCTATACTCGCCTGTGCGTATAAGTTCAGTGACTTCTACTGCACGATCACCCACCTGACTTGCCCACCTGCTATCCATAAACTCATCAGCTGCTACATCGTATTGCTGCCGTGACATAGCTTCTAAGGCTTTAACAAATCCGCGTAGCCTAGTCAGACCAAGGTTGAAGCAAAGATTTATCATGGCATCTCGTCTGGGTTGAGTAAGATCTTCGTACCAGTCATAGGCAGCGGCTAGTTCTTCATCACAACGCTTTATATCGTTTGACAGCAGATATTCGATCTCATCGTCAGACAAACCGATACCACCATCTTCGTCAATGCAGCGCCCGACACCAATCGTGGTCTTGTCGGCTGTACACTGATAGGCGAAAGCCTTAACACCTTCGTGCCGCTTCAATGTATCTACTAACTGGCCCATGAACGTCACCATCTACTTCTCCCGCGCTACCTGATTGACCTTCTCGTAGCTTCTCATAGCGCCGAGACCCAACATCCCCATCATAACGGGCACAAGAAGTGTTGTATCTACCTCTGGCACATCCATCCAGATACCAAGGACATTAGCGATGATGGTGTTGTACAACAGCCCTACTGCACAAATCCAACCGATGGCAGGTCGCCACCCAGCTACAAATAACGACCTATGTGCAGCTTCCATCTTATTGATCTCTAGCTGACCTTTTAATGCTTCCTGCGCGTGACGCTCTGACATGGTGGCAATCTCATGTGCCAACACATTCTTCTGATCCTTGTCTTCTATGAACTTGTCCAGCAGTCCTGTGACCGGCCCAACGAGTGATGCAACAATACTCATAATTTATTTCCTATTTGACCATGCTTGTGCGCCAAAAAACGCAGCTAGGATGCCTGCAACGGATACAAAGTAGACTGCCGCCATGTCGCCTAAGATAGAGGCAGCTTGGTTCATTCCGAAGAACTCACTGACAACCACAAGGCTTGGGTAGAGCAACATTCCCCATAGCGCAAACCAACTCATGGCACGTTGAGCATCTGCTCGTTCATGCTGTAGCCGCAGTTCCTGCAACTCCTTGCTCGTCTGTAGCTCCTCGTCAGTAACGATGCCATCGCCATCTGCATCGTATTCGGCGTACTCACTGCCGTCTTCTAAGCGTTTTGCTGCCATATTAGTCCCAGAACTTCGCATTAGGGTTTGCGTATTTAGGCACACAGTACGCCGTCACGTTTTGCTGTGACGATATTCGATTGTTTTGCACCATTTTGTACTGACCAGATTCGATCATGTGAGCAAAGAAGTTACAGCGATCAATCGTGCGAAAGAAAAACCGCTCTTCGATTGGCGCGTTATCGACCACAACAACGAGCAAGAACGCCATAATCATCCGAATGCCTTGATGATCAACATAAAAACAAGAATCGCCAAGCCGCCTCCAATGATTAGAGTTGTGCCACCAACAAGGACTTGTTGGATCAATAGTTGTCTTTCACGTTTTCTTTTTGCCACGAGCTTTACGTGTGCCCTCCTGTCATGTTCTTGTTGCCTAATGGCGCGGTCATAATCCTCTAACAGCTTAGGGTCTGCGATAAGTAACAATTCTCTTAAGTCTTTCTGGTAACGCTCTTGGTTCCTACGAAGCATTTGCAGCTTGAGGATGTCATTCTTAGAGAGAGCATTGAAAGCAGAGCTTTTGCGTTCTACCTCAAAACTGTTTAGAGCCTCTCCAAAGTCAGAGACCAACGCCATTGCTTGCTGTACGTTGGCTTTACCCTCATTGACGTTTTGGATCACCGTATTGATCTGCTGAAGGAGCATCCCGGCGGCTGCAACAGATTCAATTATCATGGTTTACCCCATAAAAAACTGCGGCAACGCTGCCGCTGCAATCAAGGCATATAGTCCGTAAATAAGGTGTTCTAGGTGCTTAAACTTGGCGCTACCTTCTGCAAGGCGCTCTTCGATGCGCTCGTAACGTAAGGCACACTCACGCTCATGCGCGTTAACTTCTATCAATGCTTTTTCACCTGCGTCACTCATACCGATATATTCACTCGTTGGGTAGGCGCTAGTGGTTGCGCCTCTACTTTGTTACCTTCTTTCGTGTAGATCGTAGGCATAACAGTTTCGACCATCTCTCGGACAGTCTCACCTTCGGCACCTGTACGCAGACGCTCTTGCTTCTGAACCGCGACCTGCTTCCAGCTAACTTGAGCAGATTCGCTGACCGAACCCACGTCCATCGTTGTTACTGAACCACCGCTGTATCGGGATCTTCAATCGTCGCTACGTTGTCTTCAGCAGGAGCTTGTTCTTTGAGTTCCTGCATAAAACGATCACGCATAGATCCAATAGCGGAAAGCTGATCTCCTTTGAAAAGACCTTTCTGTGCGGCTACGTCGATCAGGTTTAACACGTTAGCTAGATCGTGTAGTTGAATATGCTTTGTTTCCATTACCAAGGTACTCCTGTTCCTTCTGTCGGTGTAATTTGTAAGTCGATGTCTGCCTGCAACGCAGCCTCGATGACGTCTTTATCGACGCCATTGGCGTAAATCCAGGTCAAACAGTTATCTTGTGTCACGCTGTCGTAGGCAATGAAATCGCTGCTGCTTGCGTCATAAGTGAGACCGCAGGTGCCATAGGAACTAGCTGCGTACTCAGTGCCGCTCGCGGTTTCCTTTGCGTTGCACCGCCAATGAATATTGTTGATGCCCCCGTCTGCCAGAACGCGGTCGCATTGCGATACAGTCCAAGTAAATGTTGCTGCCATTAGTTACTCTCCAGTGTTTGTACTTTAGCCTCTAAGGTTTCAATACGAGTCATAGCTTCTTGAAGAGCCTTGATAGCCTTCATATAAAGAACAGAGTAGTGAACACTTTTTGTGCTCGTTTCTAATTCTTCAAAGTCTTCATCTCTATCTGCAATATCTAAAACCAATCCACCCATTCCAGCAGATTCAAGTTCTTGAGCTATCACACCTATGCGATTTGGTGCTGACTCTTTATCAGCGATCATGCTGTACTTCCGAACTCTTACTGCTTTTATGTCCTCCCACTGAGAACCAGAGTCAACGATATTTTCCTTCAGCTTTACATCTGATAAAGCGCCGTAAGAATTATTTACGTTTTGAATGTTTCCATTTCCATAAATAATTATGGCGTTAGAGGTCACAGAAGAACCATTGCCTGTTTGACCTACGAAATGGAAAAAACTAGTCGAAGCCGCACTGACCGAGGCAACCTGAATATGCGGTTTTGTGTAGCCATTTATGGTCGTAATTTGATGCCCTGTTTGGTTGCTGGGATTCTCTTCGTGGAAGAAAGCATTACCGCTCGTTACCCCATGCAATAGTCTGCCACTCGAATCAATGCGCATATATTCTGAGTTGTTTACATAAAATGTTAATTCACCTTGAGTACCTGAAGGAGTGTTTGCTCCACTAGCGGTTCCAATTCTTGCAATTTTGGTCGAATTAACTATATCAGCAAAAACTCTGTATGCTCCTGTAGCAAAATTGGCGGATTGATTTATAGCGTTTATAGAACCGTCGACTTCCAGCTTTTCAGTTAAGCTGCTCGTGCCAATACCTAAATTTCCACTTTCGAGGCGCATTACCTCATCATGAGTGCCACTAGAAGAATTATCGACAAAGGTTAAACCGCCCGTAGTGCCTGCGCCTCTGTTGAAGACAATTAAACTTTCGCCTGCACCATTTGAGTAATTCCATCCAAAATGTAAGCCTTGAGTGTCGGGTGCATTAGTGAGGGCAACATTGGCATTCGGGTTTACATAGCCTGCCGCATTGATTCGCATGCGTTCTGTAAGTGAGGTTGCAAAGGCTACATAGCCAGCTTCTCTATTTTCAATAGTGAAATTATTGCCGTTTAGTTGTAAAGATGTTCCGTCACCAGTAGCGTCACCTGTTGTTGAGTTTCTTATATCTAATCTGGTAATTGCTGAGCCAGAACCTAGACACATTCCTTCGCCATTTGATGGCGTTGCGTTACTCGTCCCAATCCCGACATTGCCGCTAGAGTCGATACGCATGGCTTCACTTTCGTTAATAAAAAACGCATGACCCGCACTGCTGGGAACGCCAAATTCTAAGAGACCAGAAGAAACAGAAAGTCCGTACACGTTCGAAGAAGAGTCTTCGAAGAGCTTTAACTTGGCTTTGGAAAGTGAGCCTGCTGAATTTGCAAACGTACTGCCTAGATTTACCTCGACGGGTGTAGCCGAGGCTGTGCCAGAACCGACGGAGCCAACACTTAAATCTGCTACCGGGCTGCTAGTGCCGATGCCAACTCGGCTATTACCGGCATCAACAAACAGCATATGCGTGTTGCCGTCAGACTCAACACGGAAGTCTAGGTCTTTGCTTGATTCATTGAATACAGTTTCAGCGCCAGTAAATTCCAAGCGGTTTGCGGTCGTACCCGCAGTAATTGATCTAAACCTGACCTGAGCATCCTCTGTTCCATCTGACGCATCTTGAATTATCGTATCTATTGAAGCATAAGTGACATCTTCAGAAGCGTCGTTTTTTCCTAAGAATTGAAGTCTGCCCAAGGTATCACTATCTGCTGGAGAGCCTGAGTCTCTTTGGAAGTTAATAAGAGGGCCAACATTTGCATCCGCATCTGTTGAAATAACAGTGAGTGCGGCTAAATTATCAGCAGTTGTGAAAGTCGCAGTCGTGCCCGTGAAAGCACCGCTCACATCCATCGTGCCATTCACATCAATGGCAGTTGCGGTCAGATCAATCTCATCCGTCGCACCCAATGACAGAACCGTCGCAGACGAGCCTTGTATGAACTGGCTCGCATCGTTAAACATGATCTTGTTCGTAGAGTTCAACGTCAGGCCAGATCCGTCTGTGTGCGTCAGTGTTGTGTCATTATCTGCGCCAAAACCTAATACAGCAGCATCGCTATCTAATTTAAGATCGTTACTAACAGTGACAGCCGTAGACGCATTTAGATCAATCGTAGCTTCGCCATCAACACGCAATACGCCATCGCTAGATTGCTGTACAAAAGAAGCGGCATCCCCAAAAGTTAGTTTGTTCGTGCTGTTAAGAGTAAGGCCCGTTCCATCCGTGTGGGTCAGTGTCGTGTCGCCATCCGCACCAAACTTAATAAGAGAAGAATCTGAAGTAAGGTTTATATCGTCCCCTACATTCAAATCGTCTGTAATTGTTAAATCATCCCCAATGGTAAGATCACCACCAATAACCAAGTTACCAGCAAGCTCAAGGTCGTCCATCTCGTAAACAACCGCGCCAGATCCTGCACCATCTGTAGCTACAATTTTAGTTTGACCTGCTGCTATAGCTACGTTGGCCCCAGAGCCTTGAGTAAGGGTAAGAGTTGCGGAAGTCTCGTTTCGCATTATCCAAGTATGCGATAACGTATTAGGCGCTAAAGTAACTGTACAGGCTTGTCCTCCGCCGGTAAGTCGCAAGAAAGTAGAGCGAAACTCATCCGCTACACCATCAGCCATCGTAATAGTGTGCGTGCTAGCATTGGCAATAGCCTCTGCCCCTACACCCATAGCATTACCTATCAACTCAAGGTTGGTATTCGTACTGGTGCCCCACGTACCTGATTCGTCACCAGTGGCAATCTCTTTTAAGCGTAAGTCGTTAACATAAGTTGCCATCTATCTTCTCCGACGTTTAGCAGCGGGCTTTTTCATGGAGGCCACATGCTTTTTCAATGTTTCGGCTTGTTTTTTGTGAGTCTTAGAGGCTTTCTCTAGCCCCTTAATAACCTTTTTAACCTTTCGTACCATTAGGCTACCTCTTCCCAATTAGGCGTTTGACTGTCTGTGATTACAGTCCAACTTGGTGTTTGGCTTGTTGATATGGTTGAATAATTTGGTGTTTGACTGTCATCTATAATACCCCACACTAACACTTGAGCTACACTCCCAACACCTTCAACACCGATAACTTCGGCTACAGCACCTCCTGCAACCGTAACTGTACCAACACTGCCCCCCGCCTGCACGCCTGTAACAGAGACAACATTTTGTGTACGAGTCGTAACTGAACCAATAGCTCCAGTAGCTCCCACACCTGTAACGCTAGTGCTTGCGTCACCTGTAACGGTAACTGAACCAATAGACCCAGTGCCTTCAACACTCGTAACAGAAACGGTAACACCCGTTCCTTCGATGATCGTGACAGAACCGATTGATCCTGTTGCAGAAACACCTGTGACGGCGGTGACTGCTGATGCACTAACTGTAACTGAACCGATAGCGCCTGTGCCCGCAACACCTGTGACCTCAACAGGATCGGGTTGCCCCCACGGACTTTCGCCCCAAGCGCCTCTACCCCAGCCGGTGACATTTGCCATAGCTTAGGCAATACGAATGATTGCACTACTAGCGTCCGCAGTTGGAAACGAGATAGTAAAATCACCAGAGGTAGAAGTTTTATCTCCACCAAACGCTAATGTGCAAACAGCTTTGTCTGACTGGGTATCGTTGTATATCAATGCGCCATTTGCAGTAATAGTGCTCGAACTGAAAGTAAGATCGGCAAAGTCGCAAAACGCCGTTGTACCTGACGTTGTAGGCGTAACGCTTGTCAATGCTGCACCTGCTGCTGTGTACCCCGTACCAGATACTTCGTTAGACGTTGTATACGCAGTGGTGCCTGCGCCTAAAGAAGCAGAGCTTGTATACAAAGCTAACTTAAATGAATTACCGCTAGTGGCAGTAAAATTATGTGTGCCTACAAGTAATTCTTGCTTAAACGATGTGCACATAGCCGTCGATATAGCCATCACAAACTCCTAATTATGTCTGCCATGTCTTTATGACCTTGGCGTTCTAACTCTGCAATAAGAGTTGTCCTATCGCTCTTTACTGCTTCTTTTATGTAGTGCAAAGCTGTAGCTCTGACCGCTTCTTTGAATGCTTCTGCCTGCTGTGCTATTACAGGGTGGCAGCTATTACCAACACTTACAATTTTGTCTGCCGCTACTTGTGCCCAAAACTCAGGATCATGCCCTTTATTTTCTGTAGTAGATACAAGAACATCTCCTACCTCTATCTGCGGTGCACGTAAGAACATACTACATCACCTGCATTCGCGTTTGCCCTGAACGGTAGGTATCAGCCCGTAATTTTCCATCACCTAACGTCTGGAGCAATACCATAGAAGCAGCATAAAACTTGTCATACATAGCCACCATATCAGGCTCACCTTTCATAAATCGTATGGCTTCAACCAGAGCACCATTTAACAACGCAGAATCAAACTCATCTCCAAGATAAGTGGTACTTGCGGTAACAATAGACTCAGGATAATACCCATAATGTAATTCAAACGTGTAATTTGAGTCGGGTGTTGGCCCTAATATAAACGCATCGTCATTAAAAATGCCGTAGTGTTTTGGTAAACCTGTGGTGGTCGCAACAGGGTACGCCTCACGTATGAAGTTAACATCTTTATTTAGTAAGAAATGGTAGTTACTACTACCATCTATTACTGCGATACTGTACACATACAAAAAATCTGTGGGTACTGATAAGTATTTGTTACCAGAAGTAGCGGTACCAGTAACATTTTTACGTAGTGCGGGTAATTGCACAGCGTTATAGATTTTCTGTTCCGCCTGTTGCGTAAACATAGCGAGCTGAGCATCTGTAAACGTAAGCTCACAGATGTCTTCGATATTTGTTTTTAGCTCGGTGTAGTTCATGTTTTACGCCATAGGGCCGCGAGCCATAAGTCCTTTTGTAGCAGCACCTGTACCGCGAACCTTGATGCCGGTGGTCTTTACACCAGACATATCAGGCTTAGGCGCTTCTTTTACTTTTTTGATTTTACTATCTTTTTTCATAACTGTACTCTAAGTTGTTGTAATCGTTACTGTTCCTATCTGACCAGTTGCTACTAAGTCATTAGGCGTTAATCCAAAAGGGTCATCCCCTGCACCCACAGGGTTCCAGCCCCACTGTATCTGTCTACTACTGTTTTCTCCTGCTTCACCTAAGCTCCTATCAGGCCGTGGATCTCTGATAGCTTGCGGATCATCTACTGGAAATTCACCTAACTTTAGCTGTGGGTGGTCTGGACTCCAGCATTCTGGGCACGCCTTTAGGTTTGTATCTTGCCCCTTACGTATTAAGTTTTTTAATTCACGTAGCTTATACTGAAATCCACAGATGTCACATTCAGCAATGGCTCTTTTGGTAGATGCAAACCTATTAGACATAACTCATACGCGGTACAAAACGTGCAGCCGTTTTTGTCCTGTCCTCTCCTGCCGCTAATGCAAATTGCTCTTCATACACTTCTTTCAATAACGGTATGCGCGGAGCTAGCTCTGGATCTTTCATAGATATGTGGTATGCCAAACCAGCCACCAAACAAGGAAGAAATCTGAAATTAACATCAGCGGTTTCTACACCATTTCCTGCGTCTTGTATTCGCCGCATACGATAATACTTAAATATGTACTCGTCGTTTTTATCGGGTACAGGCCACACGTTGATTTTAGGATTGTCTCTAAGACGTTCTACGTAGACTTGTATCGGTCTACCTTCTGTTAACTTGTTAGGTATAGAAGCGTACGTGCTAACACTTATTCGACTTATAGTTAGATCAGACTGCGTATACTCATTGCCAGAATTTGTGCGTATAACTTGTTCCAACAAGTCAATAGTGTCTGCGGGCAAATCGTACTGACTCGTACCCTTAACCATCGTCACAGTGCCTTCATCAATCGTCCACAAGTTGATGCCACGGTTCTGCCATTCAATAGTCATCAAGTTCATGGATCTGCGAGCAGTGCGAAGGTCATACCCTGAACGCATTTCACGGCCCGCACGCTCCCACGCTTCTTCAGCGATCTCCGTGAAGTCCATATCAAACGCAGTTGTTCCAGAGGTAGCCATCTATTTTTTCTTCGCTGTGGTTTTCTTAGCCGCTGCTTTCTTAACTGGTTCTTTCTTTGGCTCTGGAGCCGGTGTGGGCTGTAAATGCTCCAGCCTAGCCTTAGCCTCTTCCTCGCTCATCAGACTCGCATCTACTACAGTATACGTGCCGTCTTCGTTCTTGCTGCCAACTTGAAAGACAGGACGCCCGTCTGAAAAATTGCCGTTTTGGAAAACTTCTAGTTTATCCATTCTTACTACCTCTTACGTATAAGGTTTTCTTCCTACGGTTGCCCATCACTGCTCCGCAACCTTTGTGATTTTCACGTATCATGCCGCCAACTTTTGCTGTTTTGACCTTCGCTTTCGGCGTGTTAGACACCACCGTCTTACCTTTTGCCCCAGCTTTCTTCTTTTTACGTGCTGTGGTGGCTCGTTCAGACTGACTCAGCGACTGTGCCTTAGCTTTGGGTAAGCAACGATCTGGGTTCTTTTTGTCTTTCGACGTACCACATGGCCCCTTGATCTTGCCATCGGTGCCGATACGTACCCATTGCTGTTCTCGCCACTGTTTAAGCTGACCCATTACTTTACCTTCCGCGCTCTACGTATGGCTTCTTTGCCACGTTTAGCAATGTCTGCTTGCGTA